TGAAACACAAACATTTGTCAAAGGGTTTTGACAAATGTTTTTTGATGTGCTATAATGATTGTAGTAATCCCCCACAGGACAGAGACAGACGAAGGAGAATCAGCCATGAAGATCACAATGCAGATGATGGATGCAGCAAAATCGTACCTCGACCAGAATGGCCCCCTGTACCAAATAGAGAAGTCAGCCAGTGTTTGGCTGAGCCTGGAAACCCGCAATGCAAACCCAAACACGACCTGGCGAGCACATGATGCAATGTGCCAGGAGGTAATCAACAAGGTGGCGACGCTCATCTAATCTGCCACCAAGCCAAGCCAGCCCCCCGACTGGCACAACACCCGGCAGGCCCTGCAAGCCGGGGGAAGGGGCAAAGGAGATAAAGAAGTACTATGACCACGCACGAAGCCGCATCCGTCGCAGGCGTCACCCCAACCACGATCCGCAACTGGATCGCACGGGGACGCCTGACCGCTGGTACCAAGCGCCTGACGCACGCACCCTGGTGCGTCTGGGACATCACCGAAGAAGCCCTGACCGCTGCCATCGCAGCGCAGCGCCGACCGGGCAGGCCGTACAAGACCGCCCCCAAAGCCCCCGTGCAAGCAGAAGGAAACCAGCCATGCCCTACAACGTAAAGCCCATCGAGAGTTTGACCGCCAGTCCCTGGTACGAAGTGGTGGACACTGACAACCAGTTTCACTTGTGGATTGTCGAGCACAACCCAACCACTGATAACCTGGCTTGCTCGTGCGACGCTGCGTGGTGTCCACACCGTGCAGCCGTTACCCAAGAAGTTGTGGCCGCTGATTACCAGGCCGAACAGGCCGACGCCATTGCCCGCCAACACGGGCAATACTGAGACCGAAGGAGAAAGCGCCATGAGTTTAACCAGCAAGATTGCAGCCGCAAGCAAGCGGGTCGGAGGCCGCCTGGCAACCGACAAGGTGAACAAGGAGCAAAACTACCCCTACCTGTCCGCTGACGCCATCCTGACCGCAGGCGGGCAAGCCCTCGCTGAGGAAGGCATTGTCATCTTCCCGTCAGTGGTAGACTTTGAGATAACCCAATTCACAACCGCCAACAACAAGACCCGCTATGACGCCAGAATCAACTATGTTTTCTCCGTCGCCTGTGACGAAGAATCAAAAGACTTCGTATGGGTTGGTCTGGGCAGCGACTACGTTGTGCCGGACAAAGCCTACTACAAGGCCGTCACATCCGGCCACAAGTATTTTGTCGCCAAGCTGCTAAACGTCGGCGCTTTCAACGAGGACGGAGAGCACGAGCAAGCTGAAGACATCGGCGCTGGCACCAGCAAGGCCGTCTTGCAGGCTGCCCCCCGCTGCCCCAAGTGTAGCGGCCCCATGTGGGACAATCGAGAAGGCAAGAAAAACCCGAAGGCGCCCGACTTCAAGTGCAAGAGCAAGGCGTGCGACGGTGCAATCTGGCAAGACGCAGCCACCACCCCCGCCCCGCAGCCAGAACCTGCCCCGTCTCAGACGACTTTCCACGAACCTGAGTCGCCCGCCGGCCCCATGCCACCCGACCAGCTGCGCCCCTGGCTGCTGAAGGCCGCTGGCAATTTCGCCACTGACAACCCCCTGCCGGACGGCTGGAAGAAGGCCATCACCGGTCACCTAAACCGGCTCACCGGGAGCGACACTGGCCGCCACGCCTTCCTGTCCTGGTCGTTCGGCGTCGAAACGTCCAACGACCTGAGCAACGGCCAATGGCACGCACTTTACACCTGGCTGGACATTCGCAAGGCTGACGATGGGAAGTATTACCCATCCGACCTGGCCGCCGCTGAGATCAAACTGGCAATCGCAGCCATCGCTGCTGAACCTGTGCCGTTCTAACCACCCGCCCCGCCGCCCCCAGGCGGGGTTTCTTGCGCCCTGCGATTTGACGCAAACCGCTACATTGTGCTATAATTCTATACGAAGGGAGTTAAATACATGGATGAAAACCTGTACCGCCTGGATGTAGCCGCACGACGGCTTGACGTTCATACTGAGACCATCAAACGATGGGCAAGCTCCGGCAAGGCCGCCTTGATCGAATTGCCCGGCGGCCATCTGCGCATCGCTGAGAGTGAGATTATCCGTCTCATGGGACTGCGCAGCCGGCGAAACCAACACGCAGAGACGCAGCCCGCGCCGGAGGCTTGACATGGCCTGGATTGAGGCACACCAAGAACTACGCAACCATCCCAAGACGAAGAAGGCCGCCCGGCTGCTCGGCATCAGCCGCCCCCAACTTATCGGCCATCTGTTCTGTCTGTGGTGGTGGTGCCTGGACTACTCAGCCAATGGCAACCTAGCAGCCTTCGACAATGCCGACATAGCCGACGGGGCAGAATGGGACGGCGACCCCGACCGCTTCGTGCAATCCTTAATTGACTGCGGCCCATCCGACCGGCCCGGCTTCTTGGTTGACAATGGCGACGGCCTGGAAGTCAAGGACTGGTGCGACTACGGCGGGAAGTACATCACCAAGCGCGACCAGGGACGGGAGCGCCAGCGCAACTTCCGAACCAAGAAACGCCAGAGTAACGCCGATGTAACGGATGGTAACGTTTCGGTAACGGACAGTAACGCGTTACTAACGCGTCACACCAGCGTTAGTAACGCACCTATAGGAGAAGAGAGTATAGTAAAGAAGAGAACAGAAGATATGAGTAGAGTAGAGGAGGAGGAGCGCCTACCGGCGCCCGCCCCCGCCCCAAAAGCCGTTGACCCCGAGTTTCAGGAACGAACGCAGATGACCAGCCAATACCAGGCCGTACTCGGAGCACCGTCAACCGCCATCTACCCCGAAATGATCCGCTACATGACGCAGCTCCAGGTTCGGGATTCCGTCGCCTGGTGGTCATTGGCTCTGACTGAAACCACAACCGCCCGCCGTCCTGGCTGGCATTACATGAAAGCTATTCTAGAATCCTGGCTGGCAGCCGGGAAGCCCACCCCCAACGGCAAGGACGACGCAAAGCAGAAGCCAGACAAGACCCGCAATGTCGCAATGGAGATGCTCAAACGGGAGGGACTATGGCAACCAGAACAACCACGTTAAAGGTGATCGCAATGCTCACAGAAGCCGGCCTACCGCGGCAAGTGCCGCTCTCCGAGGCGGGCGTGGAGATTTACGTCATGGCCTGGGATGACGTGCCGGATGAACACCTCGAAGCCGCTTGCAAGCAGTGGATCGTCGAGGGGTCATGGTTTCCCGTTCCTGCCCAACTGCGCAATATCGCAATCGGAATGATGCCTGACGCATCATACCTGACGCCCGCCGAGGCATGGGAAGAAGCGGTCAAATGCCGCAAGGACTTTTACCCCGGCATAGAGCGCAGCTACCACAGCCCCCACCCATTCGTGGAGAAGACAATCAAGGCCATCGGCGGCCTGGGTATGCTCAATGAGGCAACCATTGAGCAAACCATTAGCCACCGGGCACAATTCCTGGCGGCGTACAAGGCGTTTGTCGAACGAGCGCAAAACGACGCTCGCTTGCTTCCCGCCGTCCGTGAGTTCAAAGACCGGCTTGCTGCTGAGCACCGCGCGCAGATAGCCAGCCCTGGTCAAGCATCCGTAGTCCAGGATGTGGTGAAAGCCCTGGCAAGCGAGAGGAGAGCACCATGAGGAACGAAGTCTACCTGTGCCAGACGTGCAAGGACATGCGATACGTGACCCGTGACCTGCCCGTCACCAACCCGCAGTTTGGGAAAGCGATACCCTGCCCAAAGTGCAATCGAGGAGCGAAGGAGCGCCAACCGTGAAAGACTTTGACGACGGTTACAAGGCCGGCGCAACCGCCTTCCTGCTAGGCATCCTGGCAACCATGATCGTAATCGCCGCAGCCCTCGTGCTGCTGGCAAAGTGAGGAGCCAACCATGACGCACATCACAGCACAGGAAGTTTTCAGCCACATGGCCCCGTCTGTTAGACGGCGGCTACAACAGGGGTAACGAAATGCTCGGCCAACAATCGCTATTCGTGCCAGATCATAACCTCCCGCTACGTCAGCGGGTAACGGTGGAGATCATCACCGTGGCCCAGGCTCGATACGCGCTTGAGAAGTTCCACTACCTGCACCGTTGCCGTACTGGTCGCCAGATCAACTATGCTGTGTTGATTGACGGCGTGGTGGATGGCGTCATTACGATGGCTTATCCTAGTGGGGCCATGACGTTACTTGGCTTACAGCCTGGCGAGTTTGTTGAATTTGCCAGACTATTTCTAGCATCCAACATTCCGCATACTGCCAGTTGCGCCATTGGCAAAGTGTTACGCCGGTTTCGCAACGACTGGATGCGCTTATTTCCAGACGCCAAAAAGCCGCGGTTAATTGTGTCGTGGTCTGACCAGGAATACCACAAGGGCACGATTTACAAGGCGGCTAATTTCCAGTGGTTGCGTGAATCGCCAGGGGCCGCAGCGGGCGGTCTTACCCGCGGTAAGAAGCGATGGGGTGAGCGAGGTTATGCCGACCTACACCACACAAAGGACTGTTGGATTTATTGGCTCAACCCGCCGGAATGTCTATCTATGCGGTCACTGTCTTGACATTGGCTATGTCTATCGAGACCTTCCGGTAAATCATCCCCGATTTGGGCAAGCAGTACCATGCCCGTACTGCCGCCCCGAAGCGGCACGCAAGGCTAAAGCAGTTTGACATTGTACCCTTCGTGATACAAGGAGAAAACCACCATGAACTATCAGGATTTTATTTCAGGCAAAGCCGCAAAATTCGATGGCGTCGGGATTACCGTCAATCCCGACGATGTCCATCCATTACTCATGCCGTTCCAACGTCAAATAGTGCGCTGGGCGTGCGGCAAGGGCCGCTGCGCAGTGTTCGCAGACACGGGACTGGGAAAGACCTACATCCAGCTCGAATGGGCGCGCCTGATGGGAAAAAATACGCTTATCGTTGCGCCTCTGAGCGTAGCCCGCCAGACCGCACGAATGGCCCATAACATTGGGCTTGATGCGCGATATGTGCGCAGTCAAGACCAGGTGAATACCGATCATCGGCTGTGGATTACGAACTATGAGATGATTGAGCACTTTGACGCCAATGCTTTTGGCGCCGTCGTGCTTGACGAATCAAGCATCCTCAAATCGCTTGACGGAAAAACCCGCCGTATGCTTACCGATATGTTTTCCGACACCCCATATCGGCTGGCCTGCACTGCTACCCCAGCGCCAAACGACCGAAGTGAAATCGGCAATCACGCCGAGTTTCTAGGCATCACAACCACTAGCGAAATGCTGGCTATGTTTTTCGTTCATGCAAACCGCGAAATTATCACCGAGATTGACGGGTTCCGGCTTCGTAAGAAGCTGGGAAACAATAACGGCCAGGAATGGCGCCTGAAGCATCACGCAGAAACTGCCTTTTATCGCTGGATGGCATCATGGGCCATGTCAATTCGCAAACCGTCTGACCTGGGTTTCGAGGATGACGGCTTCATCCTGCCTGACCTGGCAATCAAGCCAATGTGGCTTGACTTCGATTACCGCCCAACCGACAAGCTGGTATTCACCGGCCTTGACGGCATCAGCGGCCATCGTGACGTGCTGAGACAAACCACAGACATGCGCTGCCAACATGCCGCCGACCTGGTAAACAATACTGAAGGTCAGTGGATTGTATGGTGCCATCTCAACGCCGAATCGTCGCTCATGGCATCCCTGATTCCAGATTGCGTTGAGGTGGTTGGCGCCGATTCACCGGAGCGCAAGGCCGAGGCCATCGAAGCGTTTCAGGATGGCAAGCATCGGGTGCTCGTGACCAAACCCAGCATCGCCGGATTCGGAATGAACTTCCAGAACGCACACCAGCAGGTGTTTGTTGGGTTGTCATACTCTTGGGAGGAGTGGTACCAGGCAATCCGTCGCTGTTACCGCTTCGGGCAGACGAAACCGGTTGACGTTCATGTCGTGCTTACCCGCGTTGAGCAAGAAGTTTATGACACCATCATGAGCAAAGAGGCCGTAGCCCGTTCTATGGCCGCAAACCTGATTGCACATGTGAGAGAGTTTGAGATTGGCGCTCTAAGCGCAAGAGGAGAATCTACTGTGGACTATCAGACCGATACGATCAGTGGCGAGCGTTGGACGGCGATGCTTGGTGATTCCTGCCAAAGACTGGCCGAAATCGCAGACGCATCAATTGACCTATCCGTGTATTCCCCGCCGTTTGCCGATCTGTATACCTACAGCAACAGCGAATTTGACCTGGGCAACGCGAAAGGATACGGAGAGTTTTTCGAGCATTACGGTTTCATTATTCGCGAAATCCTGAGAGTGACCAAGCCGGGGCGCACGACTTGCGTTCACACCGCAGATATTCCGGCGATGGCCGTCAAGGATGGCTACATCGGGATTAAAGACTTCCCCGGTGATGTAGTCAGGGCCTATGAGGCTAACGGATGGGTATTCTACGGCAGGGCCATCGTGGTCAAAAATCCCCAGGCCCAGGCCATCCGCACGAAGGCAAAGGCTCTGCTGTTTACTCAACTTCGCAAAGATTCCAGCGACAGCCGCCCGGCCATTCTCGATCACATCCTGATTTTCAAGAAACCTGGCACAAACGCCGTGCCTGTAACCCCGGTAGAAGCCGGAGAAATTGACAATGAAACATGGATCGAGTGGGCGTCTGGTATTTGGACTGATATCAGCGAAAGCGACACCCTCCAGTACACGACCGGCCGCGCCGCAGATGACGAAAAGCACATCTGCCCACTTCAACTTGGTACCATTGAGCGATGTATTAAGCTGTACAGTAACAAAGGCGAAACCGTTTTGACGCCATTCATGGGCATCGGCTCTGAGGCGTATGAGGCGATTCGGCTAGGACGGCGCGCCATTGGCATCGAGCTAAAGCCGTCTTACTACAGAATTGCTGTTGAAAACTTGAGTAAAATCGAGATGTTGTCAACCGGGCCGACTCTGTTGAACTGGCAGGATTTTCAGTAACTTTGACATTGTACCCATTCGTGATACAATGTTTACATAGGAGGCAAAAAACGAATGACGAAACAGACAATTTGTGTGCGACTCCCCGCATCAATCCATGAGGCGCTGCGCCTGGTGGCTGCCATGCAGCGCCCGCCCGTGAACCGGACTGAGATAATCAGCCGGGCCGTGTGGGAGTATTTGGGCCATGAGGCTGTCGAAGATCAAGAAATCGCCGCTCTGCTGGCCGACGCCACGGCAGAAATGACCTGGTAATGGCTACAAAACCCGAAACCCGCCTACAGGCTGCCCTGGCCGACTACGCCGTCATGCGCAACGCGCTGGTGATCCGCATCAACGGCGGGGCCATGCGCACGACGGATGGCAGATGGTTTCGGGCAAGCCGTTGGACGGCCCCTAGACACGCCTGGACAGACGGCGGGGTGTCTGACCTGGTGGTTATCTGGCGTGGGCGTGTCCTGGCTGTTGAGGTCAAAATCGGTAAAAATACCCTGAGCGACAATCAGGGCGAATTTTTGGAAGCCGCTGAGGCTGCGGGCGCCGTGCCCGTAGTCGCCTACAGCCTGGAAGACCTAATGACGGCGATGGCATCATTGCTGCCATGATGGCTTCTGAGGCCTCTAGCAGGGGCAAGGGGGCACGTAGGGGCGTGGGGCCATCCCCGCCAATGGAGGACTAATGGACTACGTCTATACCAGTCGTGACGGCGTGCGCTGGCACGTAACGAGCTATGGGATGACCCGGATTTTTCGGCCGGCGCCCTGGTGGCAGCGGGCGTTGGCTGCGCTGCGGAGGTGGCTATGGAAACAATAGCAGTAGAGGACGCGACATTGATCGAGACGGCGATAACCGTGACGGCGCTGGCGTCTGGATTCGCCGACATGGTGAAAAAGTCGGTATTCCACGGCCACCCGCTGAACCGTGACGCCGCCCTGACGGCGCTGACCGCCCTGAGCGCGGCGGCAACGGATGCATTGCAGTTTGTTTGGCTGATGGAGGAGAATGATGTTGTCCGCTAGTGCCATGGCCTACGAGTTAGGTGTTAGCGACCAACGAATCAGCCGCCTATGCCATCTCGGATTGGTGCCGGGTGCAGCCAAAAACAAAGCGGCGTGGTCAATCCCCGCCGATGCGCTGCCGGCAATCCGTGAGTTGTTAGAGCAGCCGGTTGTGCGCCAGCCAAAGCCGAAACCAACCCCGGCGCCAGCACGCCAACCGGAGCCGGTTTCGGGCTTGCGGGCGCCGCCTGAAGCACGGGCGCTGCACGGTGACGCGCAGCGCGATGTTAGACCGCCCAGCCGCGACGGTCTGGGCGGTGGGGTGTAGGTGATGGACTACGGCAATTGTGCGACGAAGGCAAACGGAACCGTGAGCAGTGAGCTATGGTGGGCGGTTGCAGCGAAGCGCATTATGGACGATCTATGTGACCGCTCAGGGATCGGCGATGTGCTTTGTGAGATAGATGAGGAGACATTCGCCGAAATCATCCAGGACGTGGGCGACATCATCATGCGGGCCCATGCGGAAGCTGATTGGGCGATATGGGCGGCAGGGGAGCACTGATGTACGCCTCGAGTCGGGGCGATCTGACAAAAAACAGAAACCTGGAGCGCATCTGGTTTTCACCAGGCTGTCTGCACAGGACGCCTGGCCTGTGGGACACCTATGAATCCTGACGGCGCCCCTGGCCTGCTGGCGTCCACGTTGCAGGCGGCCGGCCGCGCCGCCGTCTGGCTGGCGACCGCCATCGCCATCGCCCTGGCCGGCCTGGCCGCCGTCCTCATGGCGCTGACGGCGCTGACGCTGCAAACCACCGGCGCGCTGCTGAAATCCCTGGCGGAACTGGCGCTGGCCGCTCTGCCGGTGGTGCTGGGGATCATCCCCGGCCTGGCCCGCCTGCTCTGCCTGGCGTTTGCGCTGGGCGCGACGGGGTACGCGGGCTGGCGGTTGTTTTGGGGCTTTGGCGGGGATTGGCTGGCGCTGGGCGTCGCCGCCCTGCTGGCGCCCACCCCGTTCATGACCCTGTATGTGAGTGCGCCGACCTGGCCGCGGGCGTTGGCGGCTGGCATCGTTGCATTGGCCGGGGCGGGCCTGATCGCATGGCTGCCTGCCCTGCTGCGCATGGCTGCGCTGTTTGTCATTTTTGCCTGGCTGATGACCAGGCGCATGGAACCGGTAGAACCGGAAGGGGAATCAAATGCAGAACCAAGTGAAAACGTTGTGGCGGAAGGCCGGGAGTAACGATTGGCTGTCGGTGGTGATGATCGGCCTGCTGGGCTTCATGGCCTGGCTGAGCTATGACTTCGTGCGCGGCATGTTGCCGCCAGAGATGGGTATCCTATCGGTTGGTGGGTTGATCGGCCTGGGCCTGGGTGCCGTGCTCTGGGAACGAGCCTACCACACGGCCAAGTCGGAGCCGCAAGAGGAACTGGCGAAGATCATGGTCTGGGTGAATCTCAGCGGCGAGGGCCTGGCCTTCCTCGGTGAGGTGCTGCGCACGGGGCGCGTGGTCATTGACCTGCCGGCTATCATGAGTACGATCACTGTGCTGGGTGTCATTGGCATCATTGCCGGAAATGTCTTTGCCCGCTTCCGCTACAGCCAAATTGACCCTGAGAAAGCGCAGCAGCGCGAGGCGCATCGGCGCGCCGCTGAGATGACCGAGCGCCAGGCGCAGTTGGCGGCGCAGATGGAGCAGGCGCAGTTCGAGGCGCAGCTGGCCGAGCAGGAAGCAGAAATCGAAATTTTGCGGCAGCAAGCAGCGTTCACACGGCAGAACAGCCTGGGACTGGCTGCGGAGCGCGGGGAGATTCAGGCGAGCAATTATTTACGGCAAATTCGGCGGGCCAACGGTGGCAATGGCGGCGAGCAGCCGCCCACCCCTTTTGGCACGACCCCGACAAAGGCAAAGTCCGGCGCAACATCCACGCCGACGCCCCCGCAGCGGTAGCAAGCATGGTGCCAGTACTGGCACAGACGCCTGACCACGTGCCAGAAACGTTGGCGGCGCCTGTGCCGGAAACCCCCCTGGTTAGGGTGCCGGAAACACCAATACTGGCACAGGATGTGCCGGAATCATGGGAACCTTTGGACGATGTGCCGGAAGCGTGGTTAGAGGACGTGCCAGTACTGGCACAGGCCCGCGACACAACCGGCTGGCGCATCGAGCGATTTGGGCCGAAAGGCGCTGACGGCAAAGGCCGCTACTGGCAGTGGCGCACAGGCAGCGGCGATAACAGAAGGAGTGCATACGGTGGCAAAGTCAAAGAATCCGCAGGATGAAGCGGTACTCAAAGCGGTGTTCGGCGCAGGGCTTGACGAGATTGTCGCGGCTGGCATCAAAATTAGGGTTGGAACCAAGCCCCATGACGGCCTGGTTGTGAACATACCGTCGTGGGGGATTTGCAGTCAGTGTCATGCGGTCTTTAGCCTGTGGGAGGTGATGCCTACAGGCGTCTGCGAGACGTGCGCAACGAGTACGAAACCATGACCTGGGTAGTCTGCCGCCACTGCGGCGGAGACGCTGGCAGCAGGCCAGCACAGTGTTATTATTGCGGCCCGGTGTGCGCAGCGTGCGCCGCCCGGCCATGTCCGAGGAAGGAACCATGCAAGAATCAGAGCAACAAAAACGTCACAGCCAGGAGTGGTACGAGGGCTATCAAGCTGGCATGGACGACGGCGCCGACATAGGCCCCAGCGGTGCATTAACCTGGGCATCTATCGTAGGAGCCAGCATCATCATCGGACTGGTCATTCTGTGGATCCTCAGCCACAATTTTTAGATTGACCGCCCTGCCCTGTCCTGTCATTGCCAAATTCGCCTGACAGGTCAGGGCGTTTTTGTGTTCAACCTTAAATTTTCTGCGAGTTTCCAAAACTCGTCTCAAAAACACTTGACAAAATGCTAGACTAGTGCTATAATGATTACAGAAACGAACCCCAAACGTAACGAAGGAGAAAGAACCATGAAACCGTTCGCAGCAACACTCACGAATGACCAAATCCGATTCGCCCGCAAGGTTGAGGCCGCCGGTCTGGCATCGTACAGCCAGGCTGTTAAGGCGATTGAGCGCGGCGATACCGAGAAACTGGCCGCCTGGCGCAAGGCCCTGGCCGCCAAGTAATCAACCCAAGCCGCCAGGCGCCCCCGGCCTGGCTTTCACGGAGGAGAGCATCATGAAAACCTACACCGTCACCGTCAAGCCTAACAGCAACGCTTTCGCCGCCCTCATGCGCTTCGATCTCGAAGTCGTGATCGAATTCGAGCACGGCGACGAAAGCGCAGAAGTCTACACCGTCGCCAGCCAATTCCCGCTCGACACCCTCCTCGACGCCGCCCCCGGCTTGGTTGGGTGGGACGATGCGCCAAGCGCCGCCGACTACAACTTCGACGACTTCCCGCCCGACGACCCCGAACCGCCGGACGCCCCGGCCAAGTTTCAGGACTGGACGTGCTTTGAGCACCCGTCCAGTGGCTGGCACGAAGCGAAGTGGCCCCCAAAGCCAATCGAAAAAGTTACCGATTTTGCCCTGACAAAGCTGATTGACGACCCCGCGACCGCCGCGACCGCCGCGGCCGAGTGGCGGCGACGCTACCCCCACGGCGTCGCTTACTACGGTGGCGTCGCGATCTGGGCGCAAGGTTACGATCGGAAAGTGAAAACGCTATGAAAATCCAACTTGCGACAATCGTTTCCGCCGAGACCCGCGAGGCGTACCGCCGCCTCAGTGAGTCCACCGGCCTCGGCCTGACCGACCTGCTAGCTGCTGCGGTACCGCTCCTTGAGCGGAACTTTCAGCGAGCCGGCCTAGTGGCCGGCTACATTCAACTCGCCCGCTGGGGCGACCTCGACCCCACGGCGCACTGCCCCGAGTGCGACCAGCCGTTTGGCGATCTCCCCTGGATCGCCATCCGCGCCAACGGCGCGACGGATGCGCCGATTTGCTCTCGCTGTGCCACCAGCGAGTAGGCAGACCCCAAAGCAAACAGCCCGCCAGGTACCCCCGACACCTGGCACCAAGAACAAAGCACCCGTCAGGCGCAAACCTGACGGGTGCTTTGTTGTTGCTCTGCTGCGCTCGGCCTACGGCAGCGCCGTCGGCGTCGGGTTGGCGTCCCAGTAGTCATAGGCCCGCCCTGGCGTCGGCAGGCCATCGGCCCACGTTGCGCCGTCATACTGCCACGATAGACCGGCCCCAGCATCGCTTGCAATGACTGCTGAGATGTCCCAACCATCCCCTGCCAGCGTGACCGTACCCGTCACCGGAACCGCCTCACCGATGTCTGCACCCCAGGCTATGACGTAGTATTCCCCAGGTAGGATGATCGTGCCGTCTGGCACCTGGTAAGCGCCTATCCCATCTCCGAAAAGCAGGCACCCGCTACAGTCCACACCCTGCGCGCCCGTGTTGTGCACCTCGATGAACGTGCTACGCCCGTCATCGGTTCCCGGCCCCAGCCAGTTATACCCCTGCGCCGCGCTAACCTCGGAGAACTCCAACACAGCGCCGGCGTCCGGCGTCATGGTCGGCGTTGCCGTTGGCCCGCCAGGCGTCGGGGTAAAGGTGAATGTCGGCGTTGGCGTCGGCGTATTGGCTTCGGTTGGCGTCGGCGTTGCCGTTGGCCCGCCAGGCGTCAGCGTCGGCGTTACCGTTGGCGTCGGGATCGCTTCGCTCGTGTCCACGTCAAGCCAAACCATGTGCAGCGTGGGCCGCGCCGCCGTCGCACCCGGCGAGCAGTTGGCTTGCCCGTAGCGGATTTGCACCGCCCCGTTGCCCAGGTTGGCAGCGTTGGACGCCTTGAGCGTGACCGGGATAGCGGCCCATGACCACCCGCCGGCCGTCGTGCGATCTACCGTTACGCTCTGGATGACTCCCGCCGCATCCTGATAGGCTACGCAAAAATCATCTGCCCCGTCGTTGACGTAGGCAATTCTTACCGTCGTGCTCACCGCCTGGCTGTAGTATGCCAGCGTGTTTGGCACGACAAACGAGAGAGTGCTTGCTGTCATTAATCCGGCAAACCGGCTGTAGGGATTGCTGGCCGGCGTCGGCAGGGCCGGCGAGGTGCTACAATCCATCGTACCGCCGCCCGTGTTGTTGCTGGCACATCGCACCGTCCAGGCCGTGCCGACCGGCGTCAGGTAGTGGTTATAGTTGCCTGTCCTACCCTGGCAATACCCCTGGCAGTATGTCCCTTGCCAGGGATACTCCGTCGTTCTGAAGGCCGTCCACAGGTCGGTAGCAGTGGCTTTGTTCTGTCCGTACTGGCGCTCAATCCATGCGCCAAAATCGCCGCCGCCAACTCCATCGCGTGGCGTCGTGACGGCGGGAAAAGCGTAGCTTGATGACATGACGGCATACTGAGACGCCAGCGGCGTCGCGCAATCCCCGTTACCGTCCGTGTTGACGCAGAACCAGCCGGGCGATACGTCCTCAAAGTCTGGCGACAAGCTGAGCGCAAACAGATGCGCCCAATACTGCTTGGACTCCCGATCTGTGCCGCCGGTGATGTTGCTGGCAGGCTCGGCCTTGAATGGCAAGATGTCTTTGTAGCGGTCAATGACCGACCCGCTTGAGCAATTTGACCAGGTTGGCGTTGCAGTACCCACAGGCCGCTTGACGTAGTAGGGTACATCGGGATTCATGCCGTTGAACCCATAGCCCATGTGCGGGTTGGCGTACTGTCCAATGCCGGTAAATCCGCTGGCGCCGTCAAACCAGGCGCAGCGCATTTGATCCGCTGGCGCAGGCGCGGCCAGGATGTAAACCGGCTTGTCGGGGAAAGCGGCATGGGCCGCATTGATCGCAGACCTCACAAACAGATCATACTCCCCGCCAAGCCAGTCGGAGATGTAGTCGTTAGCAACGTCCTGACCAACTCCACACCAGGAAGCATTGAGGCTGGTTTCGTTGTTGTAGCCCAGGGCCAAAAACACGCCGGCAAGCCGGGCGTCGCTGTTGTATCGTTCTCCAAGCAGCTTGATCGTCTGCGTGTAAGCGTCGGTAAAGGCCGCCGTGTCGAATGGCGGCACGACTTCGGGATGCGGCGTGGCTGTTGGCGTCGCTGGGTGCGGCGTCGGTGGTCTGACCGTGGGTGCATACGGTGTCGGGATGTAGCCGGGGATACTAGACTCGCAGGTGTAGGGGATGCTACCGTGTTGCGTCCAAAATACGGGAACGGAGATCCACTGCTTGCGCCCGGTCGAAACGCCGTTGACGTAGTTGATCGTTTGGCTATCCGCCCTCGCCAGCGCTTCATCAATCGTGCTGTAATCCATGCAATCCGGCGTTGGCGTGCCGAAACCGCAGTTAGTCGGGTTGATGTTAGCCCAGTAAACGTCTAGGTGACTGTTTAGCTCGACTCCTGTTATGCCCCTCAGCGTCGTGCTGTAGTCGTCTCGGTCTACATGCGCCGCAACCGCAAACACATCAGGGATGTCGCTTGGGATGCCCCGAACGCCTGGCGTTTCAATCGGGGTTGGTGCCGGTCGGCACGCATACAGGCCGATTGCCAGCGTAACGATACCCAAGACTGCCAAAACTCTACGCATCAGGCTCCCCCTATCACATACCAATACGTGCCGTCGCTAACCAGCGTCAGCGCCTCATTTACCGACATGGCGTAATAACCGCCACCAAAATCCACAATGTCAGCATCGGCCATCAGCGTCAGGCCGTCCAACGATTTGACCGTGTAATGCCGGCCCGCGGCGGCGGCCGTGGCCGGCAGCGTCAAATCGTTAGAGGCTGTCGCAATCACGATACAGTCATTGACCGCCATCGTGTACGGCGTGGCCTCGACGCGCACGGCCCCGGCGCCCATGCCCGCTTGCGCAACCAGGTTTGCCACAGGGACGCCAGCAAGGCGCAGGCCGTCAACCCGGCTCCATTCGATGTGCGGCTGTGTCGGGTGGCCGATGGTTCCACTTTCCGCGCCGGTTTCCGTGTTGCCTTCCCATCGCAAAATCGGAACACCGTCAACCCCTCGGACTTCGAGCAGTTGACTTGCGACTCCCTGGCCCAATGCCTGTTGCATGGCGCCATTTGGCAGGCCGACCGTTAAGGCGGCCAGATACCGCAAGGTGTTTTGCATGTCGCCCATAACCTCGCCGTCAGTGCGAGGCCAGCGCCCGTAGGTAGTTGCCTGTATTGACGCCGTGCGCAGTCCTGCGGCGTCAATCTGCGTCGTTGACTCAAGTACGAGCAGGTCAACACCCCACAGGTCAAGCTCGGTGTAGCCATCTGTCACGGCGCGATAAAACACCCTCAGCGCCGTGCCTGGCAGCAGTATCGCATTGCCCCCGGCCAAACCAACGTCAACGGTAGTTTGTCCTTCGATGCGTTGCCGCAAGTATTCGACTGCGGTCAGGACAAGATGCTTGCTGCACACCATGATTTCCGCCGCCGAAAAGCCGTCAATCGGCTTGATCTCAGACCACGACTCAAAGCGGTCAATTCTGCCGATACTGGCCTGCGTGGCCGCATGGTTGACATAGTAGCGCCAAGTCAGACTTTCGTCTTGATCTCTTTCCAGTGTGTAATCAGCAGGCAGCAGAAACGCTCCGGCAATGTACTCCCTGTAAGCGTCCTCCATCGTGAGTTGTCCGCTGATCGTGATCCACGGATTACCGTCAGGATCGTAGTTTGTGCTGCTGAAGTTGCCGCCCACGGCGTAGACCCGGCTGCATTGCTCGTAGGTGTCCGTGTCATAGCTTATGCTGGTAATCAGAGCATTTTCGGCGTCAAATGACCATGCCGCCCGGTGTTGCATGATCTGAAAAGGCGCGGTCAACGTTTGCCGGCGCAGCCATCGCACCGAGCGCCCGGCGCCCAAAATGAAGTTTTCGCCGGTCAAGTCTGCCAGCTTCGACAGTGCGCCCAGGGCGGTTTCGTTGTTCAACGGCTGGTAGATTGCCCGCTCCGTCGTGTTGTAGCTGTGCTCACTGGTGGTGTCATAAGCCCAGCCGGCCGGAAACGCTTTGTTTTTGATCTGCGTCAACCCGCCCGTTGTTGCCTCACGATACCCGCCGATGGTCAGCCGGCCCACAGTGCGGTAAGTCAGCTCTCGCAGCATATCGCCGCCGTCAACCTGTAACATCCGCTCGGCCCCAAAATCGTTGAATGTGATCCGGTCAATAATCCCGGCCCCGACTTCAATCACGGCTCCATCGTGCACGGTGTAACATCGGGCGATTCGCTTTCGTGCCACCAGCCCGGCCGCCGAATCGCCCGCGGGCATCGAAAACGAAAACGATCCGGCCCGATTCAGACGCCTGACCTGGCGCCAGTCTGACGCGCTGCGAATGTATCCCTGCGGCACGCCGAAAGCGTCTTCGATGACAATCCAAAACGTAGTCCTGACCGCCTGTGTCATCTCCAAGCCTCGTAGAACTCGAACTTGATCGTGCTGTTATTGTTGCCACCGGCGCGGGTGACTCGCACCTGCTGACTGAGGATCGCTTCCAGGCGAAACCAATCAGGGATAGCATGGCCGGCGCCGAGACTCAAATATCGGATGGCGTTTGCTCCGTTGTTGGTCATGGTTCCGGCGCCGCAGTCAATGACCAATGATGTCCCTGCCGTAATGCTGGTGCCTGTGAATCTCAGGTAGCTGCCGTTTGCCAGGTTTTCGATTACCAGGTCTGTGATTGCCGACCCCTGCGGCGTGATGGTAATAATGGCATCGAATACGGGCGCATTGGCCGCAACATCCCTGGTCACACCAAACGCATACGGCGTCACGGCCAGCGTAACAGTCTGCGTCGTCTGTGTCGCCGAGTACCAGGGAGACGTACGGGTAAATTCCATCACCACCGGCTGATAGACCATCTGGCCCGGCGCCGACTCTCCTTCTAGCGATGTAAACCGAGCATAGCACCATTGCAGCGCCAACGACGCCCGCCACTTGCGCCACAAGCGCCCCGCGCGGCCCAGCTGCCGGTCAATTGCTATTTGGCGCTCCTCAAGGTCGGCAGGGCTGAATTGTGCAAATGTCGCTGAGTGGCGAATGACCTGGCTGATACTGTGCGCGTCGGCGTTGCCCAGGCCATCAAACTGACC